TTAGCATATTCTTTACAAAATGCTTGAATATATGACATTGTTCTTCCATTTTTCATAGTTATTCCAACCTCTTGTAAAAATGGTTGTTCATTATATATTTTTCTTATCTCTATTATTTGCTCATCTTTAATTTTTCTACTAAAAACTCTTCCTTTTCTGGTCTTCTTCATTTTTTCTATTGTTTCCTTGGAAAAACAATTTTTAACTCCCTTATTCCATGGAGTATGTCCTTTCTTAACGCCACCAATTCTTTTTCTACTATACCCATCAAATCCTTCTCCTCCTGGAGTTTTATTCCATCCAATTTCATAAGTATTGAATTTTTTTATATAAAAAATTTCTAATTCTTTAGCATCTTTTGCAATTTCTACCTCTTCTTTTATTTCAAATTTATGTGGGGGTTTATTTCTTTTATGCTCTCTTTTTCTAGCATCTAAATTTTGAGTTTGTCCAACGTATTGAACTTTTCCATTTGAATCTTTAAGAAAGTAAATATAATACATTGTTTTTATTTTTTATTTATAATCCAAGGAACTCACATTCTTTCATATAAACTTTCCATAGTAATAGTTTCTATTTCACCATTATCATTTATTATTTCCAAATTAGTTTTTCCGCCCAGACATTCAAACTCAACTTTAAACTGTTGTTCAGAAGTGTTTGATATAGTTTGCTTTTTCCATTCTTCATCTCTTCCAGGAACTTCACTCCAATGAACATCTGTAAATATATACTCATTCTTACCTTTTTCAGCATCATGCCACATTCGGTAGAAATGATTCATACCATGTGGAGTTGATACTATAATTACTTTTGTATTTTTACCCGAAGTGATCGTAGGATAAACTGAAGCAAAGAATGAATCTGCAATATGATTTGGGACGAACGCAAATTCATCCAAAAATAAAATGTTGAATGACATACCACGAACTGCAGAAGCAGAAGTAGAAGCAGCCAAGATTTTACTTCCATTTTCAAGTTCCAAAGAACCCTTGTTCCAAGATATGATTCCTTGTTGCATCCACTTTGGTAAATTTTCATATGCTGTCTGCAATCTATCTAATAGTTCTCTAGCGGTTGCTGCTTTGTTTGCTAGAATGCCTATATTTACATTATCATTGAATACTGCATAGTGTAAAAGAAAAGATACTACGGTAGTTGATTTCCCCGTTTGACGAGGCATCTTACAGATATTAAATCTGTGCTCATGAAATCTATTTACAAGTTTTTCTTGAAATGGATACATTTTAAATGGCTGCAATCCATGATCAAGAGTTACAATTTTTACATAATTTTTTGCAAAATAAACAGGATCACTCATGCATTTGGAGATTTCAAGAATTTGATCTTCAGTAAATTCGTGAGTGGTATTCGCTTTTTTTAATAACGGATTGCCAAGATAAACATCATTATTTGTCATAACAAACTCCTAAAGATTAATTACAATTCCAGCGTTTGCGTGCTGCCTTACCTCTTTCTCCAGTCCAACTTCTAGAACGACTACAGAAATTTCTTCTCCTTTTCCAGTCCGCCGAACCTGGTTTTAATTCTGAAGGAGGTGTGGTAACAGCAGTTTTAAGTTTTGAACCTGGATTTTCTCTGCGATATGCCTTTACTGCAGCGGAACTCAATCCATCAGTTCTATCTTGACGATTTACTTTTTGCCAGTCTTCATCAACCTCAACTTCTTCTCCCATTGGTTTTACATAGTTTTTATTTGCTCCTGGTTTTGCAGTATTTCCACCTTGAGGACCAAATGCCTGGATTAGAGGTTGTCCGGGTTGAATTTCGGAAACAGAATGATAAATTACATTGCAATTTGGATAAACTTTTTGAAGTTCATCATTAATTTCTTTACGTGTTGGAAGTTTAACTTGAGGAAAAAACATTTTTAGAGAATAATATTTTCCTCTCCAGTTTAAAGTAACCGCGATTACATTTCCAGTTTGTGCCTGAAGTCTTGTTGCTTCATTTACTTGAGACTTAAAACCTTTAATTGGTTCAGGTTTAATAATATCAATAACTTCTGCAAATGTATTTCCGTTTGCGTCTTCAATAGTGACATTTTCTGATTTTACACAAGAACCCTTTTCAAATTTAGAAGTTCCTTTTTTCCTTTTATATCCACTCCAACATTTTTCATCAAGAATTTCTTTAGTAATTTTATCTACTAATTTTTCTTCAAATTTTGGCAGTGTTACTCCAACGACTTTTTTTGCCTTTTGTGGTAATTGTGCTTGTTGAGCAGTTGTCATATTCTCAATTTTTTTTGCTGCCGATGACAATCTTTGTGATTTGTGTTTTTCTGGATTAATTCTAGGACTTAATTCTTCTTCCATTTCACCACTTGCAACATAATCTGCAGCTGTGTCAATATAATCTGCTGCTTTAGTGATTTTTGATTGAACCCATGCCTCTAGATCACCTTCTCCTTTACCAACTTTTGCTTTAAGTCTTTTTACTGCGTCCTCAATGGTCTTGAGTTCTGACCTTGCCATCGAGTATTCTTCGTCTTTAACTGAGACTTTATCCCATGCCTTCTCTCCATAAGAGCATTCAGATCTTGTTTCTCTTTTATCGCATAAAGGGCAGTATCTTTCTTCTTCGTGCATAGTTTCCTCCGTTTTGGTTCCCCAGTTTGCTGCACCGACTTTACGACATTTTACAAGTGCTCCAGATGCATATGCACTTGGCCAAACGTCGTATCTAGATTTTACCTTATTATAGCACGCATCTTTTTTTCCAGACTTCTTTTTTTCTTGTAAATTCATTTCTTCAGTTCTTACGTTAGTTGGTTTTGATGCGTTCTTTTTTTCTGGTTGATTTGGATCGTTTTTATTTTTTCTTTTAAATGCTTTTTCTTCCTCTTCTGGAGAGAGATTTGCTGCCATTTTAGAACTTCCGCATTTTGGAGTAGAAGTTTGACCTGGCTGGCGAGCACAGGGAGCACCAGCAAATGGACCTCCTAGTTGAACCCATCCTTTCACCTTTCTTCCTGTTTTTGGATCTGTTCCACTAGATTTTTTAAACCAATCACGAAGACTTTCATCTCCCGATTTGGTTTCTTCTTTTACATCCTTGAATTTTTTATGATTCTTTTTAGCAGATGCTTCCATTTTTTTCAAACGAGTATAATAATCTGGAATCTCATCAAGATGTTGAAGAGCAATATCTCGTGCTAAGTTATGATCTTTAGTGTGTTCGTGCTCAATAGGTTCTCCCATATCAAGTTGATTTTGTATAAAGGAAACATCAAGACGATGTTTTTTTGCAATTTGCTCAACTGTTTTATGAGATTTCAATTTAGGCATTGAACTATATTAAGTACCTTTTTATATTTATTATTCTATATTTTCTTGAGATTGTTGTTTTAAAAATTTTGCTAATTCTGCTGTAGATCCAACAAATAATGCATTATTGACTGTTGTTGGTCCTTTTATTTTATTTTCTTCAACGTCTTTTAATTTTTTCTGAAGTTCCATTAACTTATCTGTAGCATCTGCAACACTTTTAATAAGTTGGCCAGCAACTTCATATGCTCTAGGCATTTCACTTTCTTGAGCCAATTCAAGAATACCGTTAATAGCTTCTTGACCCTTTTCTATTAAAGAGTATAAATTTCCTCTAGTATATTCGTAATCTTTTTTAATATCTTCCGAAATACTAGAAGTAGTTGTCTCTATACTTTCTATATTAGTATCTATTTTTTTAGATATAATTTCAGCACTTGTATTAAAAGACTGATTTAACTTATCAAATTTTTTTGTCATGTGCTAAAATTTATAAATTTGAACCACTAAAACCAAAATCATCACCATCTTCTATTAATAAACTGTCTGCAGTTGTTATGGATTTTACCTCTGCACCAATTAAATGAGAAGTAATTTGTGTTCCATCTTTACCTCTTTCTACTGTAATAGTATTTCCTGAAACAAGTTTTACAAATACTTCTTCCCCTTCAATATCAAGATAAGTATTAGAAATTATTGATGAAGAATCATTAATGTGAATCAATGTATCTTCTGTATCTATATCTTTGGTTAATGTTGTTAAAATATTTCCAGTATAATTTTTGATTGCTCTTGGTTGTGCGGAATAAACAACCTCCCTTATTGGAGAATTTGTAGTATCTCCAGCAATATAACCAATTGTAGTTTTTTTGATAATATCCTTTGTTGCAGAAGAAACTGGCCCAAAAAGATAAGTTTTTGCAGTAAATCTTAATGTATATAGTAACACTCTTCTTGATAGAAAGTTTCCTTCATAATCATCTTGCATTGTAATGCTTTCCAAGACTATTGGAATATCCCTCTTCTCATTAATTTCATTTACCAATTCCACTGTCATAGTATATGCTGGTTGAAAATATGGTAAAATTTGCTCTATAATTTGTAAAGCATCATCATTCAATTTAGACATAATACTGAGCTCAAATTGCATATTATATGGAACTGGTAAATATGCTTTTTTTGTTTCTGTCCCGTTTGAAGAAGATTTTAATGTAAATGTTTGAGTTGTAGTTGCTTTTCTTGTCGAATCATACGTCAATCCAGTAAATTCAAAAGACATTCTCGGGAGTGTAATCTGAATAGGCTTATTTAAATCTGGAGATTGTTCTAATCTTGCAAGAAATTTTTGAGTTGGTCCATATGCAAGGGGAACCTTAATAACACTTTTTACATTTTTGTTATTGTCGGTATGCTTAATACTAATATCATTGAATAAAGAACCAAATGCAACAACTGTACTTCTTAAAACTTCGTGATAAAAATATTCAAACATACCTATACTTCCTTTAATATTATTTAATTATTTACTATTTATGGCATTCCGAAAGGATTTCTCTCACTAAAATCTATTATTTTATCTGCTTCTTCTTCGATTTCATCATTATTGGTAAATCCATCATTAGCAGAAGTAGTTTCTACCTTTCTTAAATAATGAGATGCACTTGATGCCGAACCTACTATGTTTTCTCCTGGTATAAATTGACCATTTATATTAGAAACTTCCAATATATTTGTAATAGAATTCCAAGACCTAACCCTAGCAGTTACTCCACTTTGAGTTCCGGATACAACCTCATTAAATATAAAACTTCCGCTTGAAGTAAGTGAAGGGTCGCCAATAGTCATTAAAGGTGATTCAGTATATCCAAGACCTGCATTTGTAATTCTAATTGAAGTAATTGAACCTGCAGCAGAAATCACTGCAGTCGCTGCTGCAGAGATTGTAGAATTTCCAATAAATGTTATTGATGGGGGATTTACATAACCAGAACCAGAGTTAGTAACAGTAATAATTCCAACTATACCATCACCTAATATCGCATTTGCGGATGCACCACTGCCTCCTCCTCCAATAAATCTGACTCCGGGAGTCATAGTATATCCATAACCAGGATTTATAATTTCGACGCTTTGAACCGATTGTGCTGATGGATTAGTATTGTCATTACATACCACTATTCCACTTATCATTTTGGCAATTGCTGAAGCAGTTTGTCCATTCAAGGGTGCAGATGAAATTCCTACAGATGGAATGCTTGTATAACCTCCTCCTCTATTTGTTACATTTATTAATCTAATACCACCATTTACAATTCCTGTAATTGCAGACGCCGTTATACCAAATCCAACCATCTGTAGTTTTTGTATTGGACCAATAGGAATGGTATCTCCCCCAATACTGCCACTGATATTATCGTCAATTTCTTCTATACCAGTATCAATTAATTCATCTTCATAACGGAATAGTTCGCATTTTAATTGATAAGTGTAAAGTCCTTGAAGCTGATAAAAAGGTTTTTCGTGTTCTACATATTTTATTTCAAATAATCTATCTCCAAGGGGAAAATAAATTAAATCTCCTTCCTTTGGTCTTGATGA